GAATATGGGTAATGCTGGAGGTGGAATGCCAAGTTCTATTCTCCAGAATCCCCAAATCATGCAAAGTATTATGGGTCAGGGTCCGGGACAGCAAAATGTTCCGAATCCTAATGGTGCCATGCCTGGTGCTGGACCTATGATGCGTAGACCTATGCCGATGGGTCCTCCTAGTTCTGGTCCTGCTCAGAAGCAGCCAGGAATGATGAATAAATTTGCGAACATGGCTACTTCAATGGCGCCTATGTTCTCAAACATGTTAATGGAAGACGAGCGCAAAAAGGAAGCACTTCGCTACCGTTAACATGGCTTACAAAAAGACTCCCGAGCGCATCCAGACACTCCTCAAAACTGTTATTGAGGAGTATACAAAAGAGGATTCTGACGTTAGAGAACGTCAAATCCGGATGTGGCGGAGGCTTAAACTTCTGTGGGAAGGTATCCACAGGACTTGGTATAGCGAAACCGCACACGATTGGCGGATTTGGGACCAAGTAACTCAGGGTGACACTGATACCCAACAGGATTACTATGACCGTCCTGTTAATATCTTCCGTGCTTATCTGGAAAGCATCATTGCGGCACTATCTGTTACTGTGCCACCAATCAAGTGCTACCCGGATGACGCTGAGAATACGCTAGACTTAGACACTGCTCGTAGCGGTGATAAGATAGCGAAGCTGCTTTACCAGCATAATGACGTTCCATTACTCTGGCTTCATGCATTATTCATTTTCTGCACAGAAGGCATGGTTGGATGCCTTTCCGAAGTTGTAGAAGATGAAGCGTATGGAACTTACGAGAATCAGGAATACGAGGACCAAGACGAAACTCATCAGATTGCTACATGTCCATCATGTGGCTATGAGTTATCGGATGAAGTTATTCCCGGCTTAGAAACTGCTCTTGACCAGCAGGAAGATAAGTTTGGGCCTGATGATTCCGATATTCCGATTCAGGACTACATTGCTGAGAATGGGACTAGTGATTTATGTCCCGGTTGTGCTCAGCAAATCATCCCACTTATTCAAACTGAGACTTTGACAATCACTCGATTGATTGGAGTTACTAACGAGCCAAAATCTCGTATCAAAATGTCTTGCTATGGTGGACTGAACATCAAAGTCCCCAATTACGCACGTAGTCAAGCGGAATGTCCATATCTATTCTACAGTTATGAGACTCATTTCGCTAATGCTGTTGAAAAATTTGCAGCATGTGACTTGGATTGCGATACACTGCGAGACAAAATCAAGAAACAAACCGGTATTAACGACGGTTATAATGAGGCGTGGAGTCGTTTATCCCCTCAGTATAACGGTTCGTTCCCTGAAAACGTTGTCACCATTAAACAGGCATGGTTACGTCCATGCGCGTTTAATGTGTTAGATGACGAGGACGATATTGCGCTCTTAAAGAAGAAGTTTCCTAACGGAGTTAGAGTTGCCTTAGTAAATGATGAGTTTGCTAAGTCGTGCAATGAGGCATTGGATGATGTATGGACACTGACATACAATCCCATGTCTGATTTCATTCACTTTGACCCGCTGGGCCTATTGTTAGTGAGCATTCAGGAACTCACTAATGATATGCTCTCACTAATTACTCAGACCATCGAGCATGGAATCGGCCAAACCTTTGTTGACCCCGAAGTGGTCAATATGGATGCATATCGCCAGTTGGAGAGCATCCCTGGTGGTATGTATGAGGCTAAGCCGAAATCTGGTAAAGCGTTAGGAGAATCCTTCTATGAAGTGAAAACTGCTACGCTGAGCGGTGAGGTGCTCCCATTCTTTACACAACTGCAATCATTAGGCCAGCTTGTGTCTGGTGCCTTACCGTCATTATTTGGCGGTGCAGTTGCGGGTGGGGGCACAGCATCTGAATATTCCATGTCTAGAGCGCAAGCATTACAGCGTCTCCAGAATACGTGGAAGATGATGACTTTCTGGTGGAAGGGAATTTTCGGTAAAGCTATTCCCGCCTACATGAAAGAAATCAAAGAAGATGAGCGCAATGTGGAGCGCACCAAAGATGGTGGCTTTATCAATGTGTTTATCCGGCGTGCAGAGTTAGAAGGAAAGATTGGACGTGTCGAATTAGAAGCTAATGAGAATCTTCCGCAAACTTGGAATCAGCGGAAGGATGTCATTATGCAATTGATTCAAACTGGTGTTCCCGAAGTCTTGCAGATTATGGGAGCACCTGAGAATCTACATATCATCCGTGAAGCTATTGGTCTTGATGACTTTTTTGTTCCCGGTCAGGACCAAGTTGAGAAAACTCGCGATGATATTAAGCAACTGTTAAATACGGAACCGATGTTTGACCCGGAAATGGGAACAGAAATCCCATCGGTTCAACCAGACCCAATCTTTGATGACCCATCTATTGCATTTGAAATTATTCGCAAGTGGGTTATTAGTGAAGAAGGTCGTCAAGCTAAAACCGATAATGAGGTTGGTTATCGGAATGTCTTGTTGCTTGGTCAGGCATACAAGATGATTCAGTCTCAGACAATGGCTCCTACTGGTGATGAAGGTGCGCCACCACAGGAAAAGCCTAAAGGTAGCACCCAAATAAAGGGAGATTCAGATGTTCCGGTTGCCAACTAAGTTTTATTCCCCAGAGGGCGACGCGCCAAGTGGTGGCGGCCCTATGTCATCCGATAAGGATGATGTTATTAACTTTCTTGGCACTGAGGACGACGCCGAGAAAGCTGAAGTATTAGACCTTACTCCACCAAAGAAAGATAAGGTAGAGAAGGAAGAAAAAGACGACGAAGCCGACGATATTGAGAATATCGATGAGGCTGATGTCGAAAATGATGGTGAAGAACCAGAAGATGACGAGGATGAATTAGAAGACCTCGTTAATGAGACTGAAGAACCGGACCCTGAGAAACTCGAACTTACTACGCCTGTGCGTCGTAAGGAGATTCTCAAGAAGTATCCGAATCTTTTCAAGGATTTTCCGTATCTTGAAAAGGCATACTATCGTGAACAGCAGTTCACTGAGATTGTGCCTACCATCGATGATGCTAAGGAAGCTGTCAGGTCTAAACAGACCTTAGATAGATTCGAGCAGGAATTGATGGGCGGAAATGTCCAGACAATCTTTAAGGCTGTTAAGGATGAAGACCCAAACAGCTTTTATAAGATTGTTGACAATCTGCTTCCAATGCTTGCACAGGTTGATGAAGCAGCGTATCATCATCTGCTTGGTAACAATATCAAGCACACTATCGCTGCGATGGTGCAAGAAGGACGGCGCTCAAATAACGATGTGTTAATGAGTGCTGCTCAGATTCTTAACCAATTCGTCTTTGGTTCGTCGGAATATACTCCGCCGACACAATTGGCGAAAGACGTTAAGAAAGATGATGAAAAAACAGATACGTTGAGTCAGCGTGAGCGAGAGTTTGTTCAGCGGCAGTTTACTACTGCTAAAGAATCTCTCAATCAGCGTCTCAACAACACTCTCAAGGCTACTATCGAGGCGAATATCGACCCCAAGAATTCTATGGGAGAATTCGTCAAGAAAGCTGCCATTCGTCAGGTTACTGAGGAACTCAATAGCCTGATTAGTAGGGATTCTCGATTCCGTATCATCACGGACAAATTGTGGGCTGCTGCTCACAAGGCGAACTATGACAAGGAATCGATGGATAGAATTCGTTCCGCATACCTGTCCAAGAGTAGAATGCTGCTGGCCCCAGTCATTAAAAAGGCCCGGATTGAAGCGTTAAAGGGTATGGGTAAGCGGGTTCGAGAAACTGTTGATGAAACAGAGGAAGTGACTTCCCCTAAAAAGAAGTCCGAAAAAACTGAGCAGCCGCGCTCCAACACTAGTGGCAAAAAGTCAGGTGGTGTTCCTGCGGGAATGAGTTCACTGGAATTCTTGAACTCGTAGGACCCATTACTAGCGTCCACAATACGACGATGTCCGTCGTAAGGAGTAAAGGTAATGGCTGTTGTTGAATCCCAAGTTGCGGGATTAGAACTCGAAAGAGTAACTCCTAAAGTTCGGACGTTATTCGAGCGAGACGACACGTTTTTTGCTTCTATCAAAAAGCGTGATGTGGAGAAAATCTCCAATCGTCTCATGCGGATTCCGTTAGAACTTCGGCCCGGTGGCTCGTTCCAGTATGTTAACCCCAATGGTGGGGACCTGGGACGTGGCGGCGGTCCAACATTCGACAAAGCTACTGTTCAGTCTGTATTCGTTAGCGAGAACATCGAATACACCAAGCTGACACAGTGGTCTACCGACGACGACCGAAAGGCCGTTGTTAATGGTGTGCGTCGTTTGACGGCTACTGCTCTCGATGAGCTTAAGCGTCAGATTGACTCACAGTTAATGCAGCCGGGAACTGGTGTTATCGGCACTGTATTAACTGATACACCTGCTGGTGGCAGCAACGTTATCGTCGGCACCAACGAATTTGGTGTCCGTCTGATGCGTTTCGGCCAGACTGTGAGCATTTTCGACGCCACACTCGCTACTAACAAGGGTAGCGGCACTATCACTCAGTGGGACGTTGAAAACAACACGGTCAATATCACGCCTCAGATTGCGGGAGTTATCCCCACTGACGTGATTGTCACTGCTGGTATTTCCGCTCCTGCATCATTACCTGCGTTCTATGGTGTGCCGTATCACCACAGCAACGCATCTACTGGTGTGTGGCTCGGATTTAACCGTGCAACTACACCGGAAGTTCGTGCATCGCGTGTTAATGGTGGAGGTTTCGGCCTCGCGCTGCCATTACCGCGTCTTGCATTGAACAAGGTCGGGAATCGT